GGTCGTACCACTGGATCCTCACTAACGTGGGGAGCCGCTAAAGGATGATTCGGGTCCTGCTCTATCTTCTTAAACTCGTCAAAGAAACCTTTCGATTTCTTTGAGAGACCCTCAGTCAGACGGAATTCTTTTCTTTCGAAAAGATCCTCTAGAATGAGAGAAGCCGGAGAAGGCCGCGATAATTCTTCTTGAATCATAAGACCCAATTCGCCCTTATAAATCCTAATTATATCAACATGCATTGCCGTCATAAAATTATAGAACGGCTTCTGCCGTAACAAGGTTTTATACTTGTCACGGTAGATTGTCTGAATGCATGGAAGATATGAAGTTTCGGACAGCTTGTACAGGCCTTCAAAGCCTGGAACAGCATTCAATGGTCAAAGTTCCTCAACTTTAAGTTTGAGGTCCAATAACTTAGAATGTGCTACAAGCCACTCCCTCTCCCAGACACGATGTCTGGTAAGGCGGAGCCGTACAAACAGGGCTGATAAACTAACGGGGTTGTATGAGTTAACCGCCTGCAATGCAGAAGTTAACCTAACACCGCTAGCTATCACACCGAAAGGACCCTGGAGAGTTCAAAATAAAACATCTTTCAAATGCTTACGCCCATTAACAAAGTTAAGAGGCATAGCTTGAAAGAGATTGGATAATCACTCAGTTGCGGGAACATAACCTTTTCCGAGATAGTCAATTATCAGACCAGGAATAGCATTGTAAGTTCGAAGAACTTGCAACACTGCCTTGGGACCAATAGGACTATACTCGGCCTTGGGTGAGACTAACCTTTTAGCAAACTCGAAAACCCCTTTTTGGGACTCTAAAGATTTGCTTAAGTTAATCTCGACACCTAAGTCGGTCATGACAGCTAGATAAGAATCGGCAACAGCTTTATCAGCTATTACGATATCATCACCTAACAACGCATAATGAGAAAACCACCCGGCTCGCCCAACTCTCTTTGCAGAGAGCTGGACTATTACATGATGCGTCAACGCCAGCATAGCTCACGAAGATAAAGCACCCATTGGTTGCCCAACTGCATAACGCAGCGGGACACCTTTATGGTACCAATCACGTGAAACTAACAGGGAAGCCCAAGATTGCGCCAGTTCATCACTGGTTAAGCAACTAAGGACCTGAACCTGTAAAGCGAGCGGAAGACGATCTGTAGCCGCCGTTAAATCGAACGATCAGCGCGTTTCGGGGGAATCTTGAAGACGTCTCAACGGAGCAGCTTG